CACTATATAGAGATAGCGTATTTCCTTAATAAATATACCGCTACTTAAAAAACAGTAAAAAAGCCCTAACATTTCTGCTAGGACTTAAAAAAATATATTATTTATTAATCGTATTGATGCATATCTCTTATTTTTTGCATGTATTTTGCATTGATAAGTTGAGCTCTACGCTTTACACTAGGCTTTGTAAACGTACGGTTTTCTTTTAAAGCGTCTAATACGCCTAGTTGTTTCATTTTTCTTTTAAATGCTCTTAATGCAAATGAAATGTCTCCGTCGACTACTGCTACTGCAGATGGTGTACCTGGTACGATACTTTTGTGGTGTTTTTGTTTTTTACTCATATAACTTGTTTTAAAATTTTCTACTTGGGCGTCTTCTAGGATTGTTGCTTCTGGGAGCTTTAAATGCAAATTTGCTAAGCTCTGGTAGTTGTGCAAAATATCCTTGAATCTTTTGTGATTCACTTCCTGGATCTTCTCCTACTCGAAAGTAAAAATATCCTGTGCGTCCTGATTTGGATTTTTCATGCTTGATAATAGTAAATCCTTTTTTAGTAGTCCAACGTTGTATTTCTTTGGCTACTGCCATTGATTCTTGCGGATCACGTAATTGATATATAACGTGTCCTGCATAGTCTGTTAAGTTGTTTACTAGTTGAGCTTCGTCTATAAGTTCTTCTGTTGTAATAGTTTTTAAACGTTCCATTTCGTCTGCGGCTCTTTCTAAATTGTCTACTTCTTCATCAGAATATGTTACTTTTTGTTCCTTTAAACTAAAAAAGTCTCGATACATTTTTTTAAACTTACTCATTATCATGCTCTTATATTATATAAATATATATTTTAAATTCCAAATTATCCTACTTCAAAGTAGTTGCCAACACCATGTGCTATGTCTTCAAATGCAGCTTCCATTCTACGTTCATGTATTAACACTTCATTTGCAGATTTCTGAAATTGTTTGAGTGCTTCTGTAATACCTTTCATTTGTCGTCCAGCATTAATTGAATCAACCATATCTTCTTTTTCTGTAACAAGTTGCGAAGCTGTTTCTACAATGCTAGTGATTCGTTCTACTACTTCTTTAAGTCGTCCTTTACCATATACGGATTCTCCCATTTGTGAAAATGTTTTTACTGCTTCATGAAATTCACGTTTTTGTTCAGTGGTTAATGGAGTAGGTCCTTCTGAATATACTGTCTGTTTATCATTGACATTTTCATTTAATATGTCATGTATTGCGTTTAAATTTTTGCTTTCAAATTTCATGTTATATCCTACATTTACCATCTTCACATAGTATTGATGTGATTAGGTTGTTAACTTTATCGTATTTATTTGTTGTTTGTCGTTGAGTCGACTCTTTTAATTTACCCATAAATGCTCCTTGCGTTGATGGGTTAGAAACAAAGTCCCAACAAATCAATTCAAAATCATCTTGAACTTCTACTGTATTTTCGTTACGGAGTTCTTTTACACTGCCAAGACCTCTACTAGATATTCCTAAGGTAATACCTGCTTCGAACAATGCTTTTAATATTTTACCAGATGGGGTATCTAAAATTTGTACTACACCTTTAAGATCATCACCTTCCCAAAATATCTTTAAGACATTGTGAGATACATTGTTTAGATTGACTACACTTGACTCTGGATGATCTAATTCTCCCAATGCTCTGTTTTGATCTATGTATTCTTGTTGATACTTTTGACATTCTCGCATCAAAATATTTTTAGGATATACACGGCCGTTTTGGTTTTTAGCTCCGGCTCTCTGCAAGACACCGTGCACTATGAATCCTCCCGGAACACCATATTTAGCACCATGGGATTCATTTATTGAACCAATTGGCTTAAACGGCATATATTCTACTAATAATTTTGACATCTTACTCTCCTAATGATCTAACTCGCTCTGATATTTTAATTAATCGTTCTGATATTTTTCTTAATGCATTATGCGTTCCACTACTAAAACCAGAATGTGCTATTCCAGATTCAGTTTTTAATCTGCCAGTATATTTAATAGTCTCTTCAATTTCTTTTAGTTTTTTAGCTACTTCTCTAATAGATGCATTTACTTTTTTAGCTGGACTCATTTTTGAATCACTCAAAGCAAAATCACGATATCCTTCTATAAGTTGTTCATACTTGCGATCCATTGCTTCTTGTACATAATCATATTCCGTATGAAGTTTTGTTTTAGGGACGTCAGTATATCCTGTGCTTTGTTTAAGATTAGGATTTGGTTGTTTTCGTTTAGCAACAAAGTTCTTTGTCATATATGCACCAGCTCCGGCTGATGTAGATATTTCATCTATTTCATCTTCATTAACAGCTTTCGATACAGTGTCCCTACGTTTCTTAAGATATTCATCTGATTTATCAACTTTACCATCGTTATTAATATCATCATCTTCTTTACCAACTGGATCCAAATTTTCATTCTTTGAACATCGTTGACATTTGTCTTTGAGGTGCGGTGTTAACTTACCGGAACAATCTTTGCATGTTTTAAATTCTAGATCTTTGCCTTTACCGAATAATGATTGTGCTGCAGCTTTTTTTACTGGATTTTTTTCTTTATCCTTTAAGGCTTTTGTCATTGCCTCTTCTTCATCTCCATCACCATCAAAATCTAAGTAATCAGGTTTTGCGTCTTTTTCGTCAAGCGCTTGAAAATTTTCAATTATTTGTTCTAAAAATGATTTCATTTATGTACCCTATTTAATTCGTCAATCAAATCCATATAACGCATCAATGATACTATATGTGATTCTTTTAATCTTTTCATTGTTTCTACATTGCAAAGCATTTCAGAGAGTCGTTCAACTTTTATTTTAGTTACTTTTTCTGTTATGTGTTTTGAATGCTCCGATAGTTTGGTTTTCAATGTAGGAATAACTTCACTAACATATTCACGCAATGCTTCTGTGTCATTGACATTGGTAATGTATTTGTTCAACAACTGTTTCTGTGATTCTGAAAGCACTGAATACTTGTCGTTAAATTTGTCTATCATTATTTTATATGTTAACAATCTTGTAGCTTTTTCTTGTTTTGAAAATTCTTCAATAAGCGTAGGCTTTAAAGTTTCTTTCTTTTCTGTTAACAACGTGTGTTCTAGTACTGCATTTTTACATTCCATTAATCGTTTAGGATTATCAGAATCTTTATACTCAAACAACATGTATATCGAAGCCAATGCCTTGTAGTTGTTTATGTGTATTTTAGCAACACGTTCAAACACAAAATTTTCAGATATTTCTTTTACTAAATTGTATCGCTGACGTTTCAAAGCGCTTTGATTGAGATGTGCATATGATTCTCTAATGGTTCTGATAAAGTCTAAAGCACGTGCTTCAGTTTTGTGTTGTTCTTTTATCAATGAATTATATAATTGAAGTTCTTTTGCTAACTCTGTGTTCTTGCCGAAATATTTTTTTATAATATCAACAGTTACAGTTTTATCAGAAGACATTGTTTCTGAAGTTAACTTTCTAACAAGCATTTCGAAAAGTATTCCGGTATTCTTGTATTTTGAATGTTTTAGTTTTTTCATACTGCAGCCAGTAGTTTTCTTTATTAATAAATATGGACGAATCTATAAAAGATTGTTTTCATCTAACATAGATCCTGAATCTTTATCTTCAGAAGAAGAATTCATGGTTTCTGTGATGATTTTTTGTCCTTTTTGTTTTCTATAATAATTTAAAACGTTCTGTGCTTCCGATGTCATTAGCCGGTTACGTTTATTGAGATCTGGTTGAAAAGTAGTTTTTTGATTTTCAGGATTAAATGCCTGTTTTAACGTTTTCTTACCAGTTGGATCCCACCCAAATTCATTTGCATGTTGACCTGATTTGATTCCTTCTTTAGGTCGGCCGCCTGGATCTTTTTCTTCAACTTCATCTGAACTCATATGTAATGAAGCCAAGTCGTGTGGCGTACCATATGACGCTCCGGTAATAGTAGGATCATTGCCTTCCTGCTCAATTTGATTTTGACGAAATCTTAATTTTAGATCTTCAATAACATTGACTCGTTCTTGAAGCCATTGTTCTTCGGACATGTTAAATATAAACTCGTATATGTATTTATCTGACACCAATTTACTATCTTTCATGGTGTTAGCTAAATTTATTTTTTCGTTCATCAATGCAACTTTTTGTTGATCATAGATGATTGACGGTGCAGTCAATGATAAGTCAAATCCTATCAGATCTTCACCTTCATAGCCTTGTGTTGCTAGATGCACGACACCAATTTTATATAGTTCCGAAATTACTATTTTTTGTATTCTTTCTATGGTTCGGGCAAATCTAATATCCATAGAAGCCAATGTAGTTTTACCTTCAACGCCTTCATCAAACCCTAAAAATGGCTTTGGTATCTTTAATGCGGCCATCATTTTATTTTTAACATACTCAATGTCATCAGTACCGGTCCACGTCATACCTGGTAGTGTGTCTATCTGTGTTGATGATTGGCCTCCACGCACTGGTAAAAAGTAATCTTCAAGCATATTATTAAGATTGAACTTGAGATTGTAGTTACCTGTTTTCTGATCTACATGTGGAATCTTTTTCATCTTGTTGATGATCTGTTCCATAAACGTGTCGACTTCATTGGGAGGTATGTTTCCGATGTCTACCTTGAATATACGCTTCTCTGGTGCTCGCATTATTCTATGAATAAGCATTGCATCTTCAAGCATTGTTAACTTTTGAAATTCTTGCCTTGCTCCTTCAAGCATGGAACGACCATATGGTAAAAAGTTTGAGTCGGATAGCAAACGAAAGTGTGCCATTTCATATACTTCATATGAGTCATCATAACCAGAAATATGTTTAAATTCAATTTTATATTCACCAGTCGCTTCATCATATTCTTCATATCGCTCTATTTCATAACTAGAAAATGGTCGAGCGTTGATGATTCCAATTTCATCTGCAATGTCTAATTTTAAGAAGAAATCACCATACTTAGTTATGTTTCTAATCCATGCCCACATATTGAAATCAATATTTAAGATGTCATAATATAAATTGTATAGTATTTTTTGAATCTTAGTGTTATTGGTCTTGATGGTTAGTATGTCACCAAACTGGTCTTCCAATGTAGACTCGTCTGAATAGATGTCTAATGCTGAATGTATAATAGGGTCTCTATCCATCATTTCATAATCAGTATACAATTGTACACGATTCTGATGCATGTAATAGTTTGAGTCATAGCCTCCATTGAGTCCGCCTACTTTGTGTTTATTGGAGCCATGAAGTCTAGTGTATCTATCTGTTAACTTGGATTGTGCTAAATTTCCAACAGACTGTAATCGGTTTGTATCGACAATTTTTAATTTGTTCTTACCGTAAGCTCGTACAATAACATTGGTACTAAACAAATTTTGTAAACGTTTTCTTAACGATGCCATATAGTATTTCTTTTATTATAAATATAACTACTTAAAGATCCAAGCAATTATTATAATAACCATGTTAAACCTTCGTCATTTTCACCATTGTGCCAATCCCATCCTGAATCCTTTGGTCTATTTTTGCCAGTATAAATAACGTTATCTGATTTCTGAAACCCGGATAGCGCTCGTTTATTTAAATCAATTCCTTGTTGCCTTAATTTTAAAGATGTGTCTCGCAACCAAAGTCCAATACAAAAACTCATTACTAAATCGTCATTGTAACCTGCTTGTGATTGTGCTTTGCCATTTAACCATATGAATACAAATAGCTCTTGTATGAGTCGTTTACTGCGTATAACAGGAGTATTCTCACGCATATACATTTCTAATGCAGATATCATTAATGGTCTAGTTCTGCTTGTTGTCGACACTCCAGGTACCATTTTAGTTTTATCTTTCATGTCATAACCTTTCTGCAGTTGGATGTCGACATCTACATATCCATCATCTTTATATGTATAAAATAAATTTTCATAGTTTCTGTCTAATGCCGGCTGAATTGCAGCCCAACCTATGTTTGCATTTTCAATTGCTAGCAATGCATTGTTCCATTCTGTTGCAACTGTTACTAACATGTTACCAAAATCTTTAGGTGGTATTTTGCCTTTATACTCAGCAACTTGAGTTACCGTTTCAACTTCTATTACGTGAAATGCAGACCAGTCAGCACTATCGCCTCGAGCAACATCAGCTACTACTATATAATTTTTTGAGTAATCCGGATATTCCCATACCCAATATGCATTGTCATATCCTCGTTTTTCTATAGGGTCACAACATTTTTCGTCATATCCTAATAAAATTTTACCGTCAATTACAGTGTGTCCTGAACTTACAAAATCACAATCACACTCTTGTGCCGCGCCACGTTCACCTAATAATTGAGTCTGATCATTTCGCCAATCAATGTCTCGTTCCGGGTGAACTGTCCAATGCAGTTTAATGTTATGCCATTGTGTTTGTGCATTTGTTTCTCCATCCACCCAAGTTTTATGAAACCAATTACCTACACCATTTGGAGTAGATAACACTACTGCACCACCACCTGTTGATAGTGTTGCTTGTGATGCTATCCATATTTCTTCAATGTTTCGAATAAATGCAGCTTCATCAATTATTAATAGTGATAATGCTTCTGAACGTGCTCCAGTACCTGCTGATGACACGGCTTTTATTTGTGAACCATTTGTAAATTTTAAAGATAGTTTGTTGTCTGCTTCTATACTACCTTTAAGCCAACTTGGCAAGTTGTCGTGCATTACACGAACTTTGGTAACTAAATTTTTTGCTACTTCTTGTGTGGTTGCAATAACTAACACGTTGAAGTCTTCGTTAAACAACATGTTCCACAATGCAAATCCTGCTGCTAAGGTTGAAATACCTAACTGTCTAGACTTTAATATAACACTGTATCGGTTGTTTTGCAACTCAGTTAATGAGTCTTTTTGAAAGTCATATAAGTTAAATTTTATTTTACCTCGCTTAGGATGTTGTATGTAACAATATTGCCGCATAAAGAATACAGGGTCGGCAGCACACATTTGATATTGCTGTTGAATGATTTCTTTTATGCTTGGATTTGCCATTATTGAATTGCTCCTACTATCAATTTACCAGTTAATATTGTTGTTAGTATCCCACTACTAAACCAAATAACTTTGTTGTTATACCATTTAGGCTGAAGCTTTTTTTGTTGCTTAACATATAAATCTATGTTTTCTTCAAGCAAATCTATTTGTTGTTGTTTGTATTCTAACTGCAAACTATCGAGTTGTAATAACTGGTCTTGCTTTTCAATAACAGCATCTTGTTGAGATATCAATGCATTGTTAACTGAATCTTGATGATACAATTCATCTAACGTTTCTGATATGTCATGTATCTGTTGTTCTGTAAAACAAGTGTCAGATACAGTTTGTCCAAATACAGGTATTGGAAATAACAATATAAAAATTAATTGTTTCATTTTTTTCTTTTTGTTTTAGAAACAATATTTTTCTTTGATGCACTAGTAGTTTTCTTTTTTGCGGGTACTTTCTTTGGTGCTGGTTTACGTTTTACGGTTTTAGTTTGTTTAACTGTTTCTTTTAAATCAGTTAATTCTTTTTTAACTTGTCGCTTCTGCGTTTTTAATTGATCTTCTTTGCCTTTGACTCTTTCAATCTTTTTTTCGTTGTCGTCAATTTTGTCTTGAATTTTATCTGCAGATTTGCCTGTAAATAATTTTCCGATAGCGGCTATAATTCCAAGCACTCCGACTATACTAAGTCCGATCCATAATACTGATGATTTAATCTTGTTCCAAATTTTCATTTTTTTCTCCTGTAACGTGTTTATTTAATTTAATTAAAAAGTCTTTTTTGTAAGACTCAAATCCTTTTGTAACTTTTTCTTCGAATTCTTCTGGAGTCATTTGTGCTGCCCATGACTCAGTATCTCCTTTACCGTTGATAACTAATTTAGATGCTTTTGTATATGCTTCACGAAGCATTTCAACATCTTGCTCTGCTTTTTCTAACCATGCTAATGCGTTAGATTCAACACGCTTTCGAGCATATTCTTCAAACTTTCCTTGTTTTTTAAGTTCATGTTCCATGTCAATAACACAGTTAAAACACATACCGTGAAGTGCTCGCATTTTTTTATTTAAATGATGATTAGGATCAACGTCTGTGCATGTAGAACGGCAATTTGGAAACAATCTTAATTCTTCTCGAACCTCACTTAATACTTCCGAATTTTTTGGTTTACGTGTGCGAAAGCCATCATGTTGTTCTACAATGGTTATGTTTCCATTTACATCAACAGTTTCCCACTTATCGCCAATTTCATGATGTTCATTGCGTTTTTGTGTTGCTTCTGCGTCAGTAAATCCAACTGTTTTTTTGGTTTGAAATTTATGTGTGCCGTCAAGCATTTGCTCTAGGGCTTTGATGTTTTGTAACTTGTTTGTTTTTGCCATAATATTATGCTTCAGGTTCTTTTTCAGAATCTTGATCTTTTAATTTAGGTCCAAAGTCTTTTTTCAAATTTGTAATTGCCTTGATTGCCATTCGTTGTGCTTGTTTTTGTTCTTTATCATCTATAGAAGCTAACGATTTTAATAAAGGTTTCATTCCAGCTTTTACTAATGCTAATATATTCATATCAACTTTTTTTAGTTCTAAATAATCACTAAATAATTCTGGAGATTTTGTTATAAGTTGTAATTTTTCTTCTTCCGCTTGTTTTGGATCTACTTCAACGTCTGGGTCTGCTGCTGCAGGTTCTGCAACTGGTTCTGCTGGTGGTTCTTCAGCTGGTGGTTCTTCAGCTGGTGGTTCTTCAGCTGGAGTAGCTTCTGCATCAGGTATTTCAGATGGCTCTATTTCTGTTTGTTCTTGTAGAACTTTAACAATTTTATTGCGCACATACATTCTCACAAGTTTTTCTTTTTGTGATTCGGATAAATTTTCAATAGATTCTTTAATACTATAAACACCATTTTCCATGGCGTCTAAATATCCTTCAGTGTCTTCAATTTGTAATTTTTTAAATACCTTTCTAGCTTGCTCTGCAGAATATTCTCCTTCTTCTACTTTTTTATATAAACGGTTTTTAATTTCTGGTACCATATTTTCCACGTCATCAATAACTTCGCCGTTAATATTTCTTGGAACAAGTTCTTGTATTCCTTTTACTAAGTTAGGAACCATACCATCTGCGTCTGGAGCGGTATAGTCTTTAATATCTTTTCTAGTTTCAGGCTTATGAGACTTTGCTTCGTCTTTAGGCTTAGTGTATTTGCTTTTATGCTTTGTTTCGTTTTTTGCCATGCTTTTATCCGTTTATTTAATATAAATATTACCTTGCGTATTTTAACACTCCTAGTATCTGATTCACCGGAGCAAATGAGCCTGTTAGCTTGTATGTGTTACCACCATATGTAAATACTATACCTTCAATTGGAACTATAGTATCAAAGCCGCCCATGCGTTCTATTTTCTTTAATTGTGTTTCTAATTTTTTTAATGTGTCAGGATTGTCTGATGTTTGTAAATCTTTAATCAATGACATTAAATCTTTTTTGATTTGCTTAACTGCTTTATCTGGACTTACTGCTAAATAGTTTTTTATGTTTTTTAACACTACCGCACCAAGTTTTAAAAATATAGATTCAAAAGGTTCTATATTTTGTTTTTGATATGACTTAAAGTCTTTTTTGTCAAATGCTGACACCCATTGAGCATATGCTTCATTGTCTATCATTTTAACTACATTGTTTATTCTTGTAGACTTATCATTAAACGCCCAACGATTAGTTAGTATTTCTAAAACATCGTTTGGTATAGCATAATCTAATTGATTTGCCTTTTGTCGTACGATGTCTTTCCACCATGCTCTGTGATATTCAGATACTTGGTCTGTTTCTTTAAGTCCAAATTGATCTTTTAAACTGTCTATTTCAGCAAAGAATGCCGCTTGTTGATCTTCAAAGTCTTCTATACGACCCAATTTCAATTTGTTAGGAGGAATAAATGAGAATGTATTTTGCATATGAGCATTGGCATCTTGTATTACTTGTTGAAGCATAGTGCCACCAGTTAAATCAGTTTCAATTACTTTGCCTTTGTCATCATATTCAACTAGATTGTGAAATTGAAGCACTGCTTGTTCATAGGCAATAACATTGGTAGTAGCAGGATATATAATTTCCATGTTAGCAAACACTTTACCGTTTTTAAATATACGCATAAGTGTCTCTTTTGACAGTTT